AGCCATTTTCTTGAGCACCTGACTGCACCGCAGCGGGTTCACTTCATGAACGAAGCATTCCGGGTCATGAAGGAAGGGGCGAAAGCCACGGTGATCACCCCCCATTGGGCCTCAAACCGTGCCTATGGGGACTTCACGCATCAGTGGCCCCCGGTCTCGGAAATGTTCTACTACTACCTGAAGCAGGCGTGGCGTGATGCAAATGCTCCGCACACTGACAAGAAGTGGAACCCGGCAGGCTATTCCTGCAACTTTGACGCTACCTGGGGTTACTCGTTCTCTCCAGAGCTTGGCGCTCGACACCCAGACCACGTACAGTTTGCCCTGCAGAACTACAAAGAAGCCGCTCTCGACACTCATGCAACCCTGATCAAACCGATAACCAAAGTGGATTAAGTAATGGCAGCGGCATTTCAGAGTAATGCGTTTCAAACAAACGCATTCCAAGCAGATGTCGTTGTCGATGTAACAGTCCTCGCAACCGGCGTCCAGGCTCTTGGGCAAGTCGGTGATGTAGCGGTCACCGGCGCTGCCGTTGTTGACGTTACCGGGGTTCAAGCTACCGGCCAGATCGGCACGGTTACGGTTCAGCTTGGGGTTGATGTCCCCGTCACGGGCGTCCAAGCCACGGGGCAGGTTGGTGATGTAGCCGTCACCGGCACAGCGCTTGTAATTCCCACAGGTGTATTTGCTACAGGCCAAGTTGGCACTGTCACGGTTGATGCGCAGACGGTTGTTGACGTTTCCGGAGTCCAAGCCACAGGCCAGACAGGCACTGTCAGCGTCACAGGCGCAGCCGTTGTGGCTCCTGCCGGAGTCCAGGCCACCGGTCAAATTGGCACAGCTATCGTTGCTGCAGGGGCTTTGGTCACGCCCACGGGCGTTCAAGCCACGGGCGCAGTTGGCACCGTCACGGTTCTGCTGAACCAGATTGTTCAGGCTACTGGGGTCCAAGCTACCGGCCAAGTTGGTACGGCCTCTGTCACAGGCACATCGCTTGTGTTGCCTGCAGGTGTGCAAGCTACCGGTCAGGTTGGCACGGTCAATGCCTTCACAGACATCACGGTCCCGGTCACCGGAGTCCAGGCCACTGGCAATATTGGCACGGTCACCGTCACGGGTGCAGTCCTCGTAGAGGTCACAGGGGTTCAAGCTACTGGCAATATTGGCACCGTCTCGGTCACAGGCACTGCGTTGGTTCTGCCGACCGGAGTTCAAGCCACAGGGCAAATTGGCACGGTCACCATCGAGCTTGTTCAAACGGTGGTGGTCACTGGGGTTCAGGCAACAGGGTTTGTCGGGACGGTCACCGTCACTGGCGGCGCTACCATACTTCTCACTGGCGTTCAAGCCCTTGGGCTGGTAGGATACGTAAACGTCTGGGGCCTTGTGCCCACACCGCAGGTTCCTGACTGGGAGGTGGTAAGTGACACGCAAACACCGGGATGGACCGCAGCGGGAACAAGTCAAACGCCGGGGTGGGCAATAGTGCCCGACACGCAGGCCCCTGCATGGGCGCAGATCTCTAACCCCCAGTCTCCAAACTGGCACTAAATCATGGCTTCATACACCACAAGTCTTCGGCTGGTCCAGCCTAATACCGGGGAGTACTCTGGTACGTGGGGCACCCAGGTCAACACGGGCCTGACCGCGCTGGTTGATACTTCTGTGGCGGGGACCGCCACGATCACCATGACAACAGCGGACTACACGCTGTCTTCAAACAACGGTGCGACCGACGAAGCTCGGGCGATGGTGCTGAACTTGACGGGCCTCCCTGGATTGGCACGAAATGTGATCTGTCCCGCGGTCAGCAAGGTCTACGTTGTGTACAACAACACGGGCTACGCGCAAACGCTCAAGACTTCTGCTGGGTCTGGGATCTCTGTCCCTAACGGATCCACGGCATTCCTGCGTTGCGACGGCACGAACGTAGTTGCGGCGACAAATTACTTTGGCTCCCTGACGCTAGGCGCTGCGCTGCCAATTACTTCCGGTGGAACGGGCTCAACATCTACCACGTACTGTTCTCTTACAGCCAATGTGACCGGGACGCTACCCGTGGGCAACGGTGGCACTGGTGCCACTACGCTGACCGGCGTTCTTAAAGGTAACGGCACTTCGGCTTTTACTGCGGCTGTCGCAGGGACTGATTATGTTACGCCGACTGGTACTGAAACACTAACCAACAAAACGCTGACAAACCCTACGGTGAACAACTACACCGAAGGCGTAGTGGCTATTGGCACGGTAACAACGTCAAATACGCTTAGCCTCACAAACGGCACTGTTCAAACTGCTACCCTGACGGCTTCTACGGCCTGCACGTTTACGATGCCTACAGCAACGGCGGGCAAGAGTTTTATTTTGTTATTGAAGCAAGCGGCCAGCACAGGCAATGGCTCAGCTACATTTACAGGGGTTAAGTGGAGCACGCTTGGCGCTCCAACAATTACCGCAACCGCTGGAAAAATGGACATTCTAAGTTTTGTTTCAGATGGGACAAACTGGTATGGATCGTTTGTTCAAGGGTACACGCCGTAATGTTTGCCGCTAAAAACTTTATTCTGACTGGCGGTCTTTTGCCAGTAGGCCAACAAGCCTATACAACCGCCGGAACATATTCATGGACTGCCCCTGCGGGGGTAACGTCTGTTTGCGTGGTTTGTGTGGGTGGTGGCGGCGCTGGAGAAGGTGGCGGCAACAATGATGTGCTTGGCGGAGGTGGGGGCGGGCTTGCTTACGCCAACAACATCGCCGTGACACCGGGAGCCAGCTATACGGTCGTCGTTGGCTCTGGCGGCACAGGCGGCTCCGGCGCTGGCGGTAATGGTGGGCAGTCGTATTTCAACAGCAGCACCTATTTGTTTGCAGACGGCGGCAGTGGTGGAACAGGTAGTGGAACTATTGCTGGTGGGGGTGGAGGCGGAAGTGTTTCTGGCGCTGTCAGTTATACCGGTGGATCGTCAAATCCTTTCGTTTCCACTTCTCCAGCGGTTGGAATGGGCGGCGGCGGTGCTGCTGGTTATGCCGGTAATGGTGGTGATGGTGGGCCGTCACCCACTGCGGGCTCTGGTGGTGGCGGCGGCGGTGCAGCGCGAGGTGTTTTGAACACCGTTGGCGGCAAAAATATATACGGCAATGGTGGCGGCGGTGGTGGCGTAGGAATACTTGGGCAAGGTTCTAACGGCGCTGGAGGCACTTTTGGTGGTGGTGGTAGTGGTGGTATAGATGGTGCGGCTAGAGACACATCGCCATATACGGGCGGCGCTGGGGGTGCTTATGGCGGCGGGGGTGGAGGTGGCGGCGCTGAAGAAACCGCCGTGGGTTCTGGCGTCTACACGTACAAAAACGGAGGCTCTGGTGGCTCTGGAGCAGTGCGTATCATTTGGGGTGTTGGACGCGCCTTTCCATCAACAGGCACGGGGGATGTGTAATGATTGATCTCGTAGGTGGCGGTGTCCTCGGCTCCTTGTTAGGCGGACTGTTCCGCCTTGCGCCGGAAGTCCTGAAGTTCTTTGATCGCAAGAACGAGCGCCTGCACGAACTCAAGATGTTTGAGCAGCAGTGCCAACTGGAGACGCTGCGCGGTGCGCAGAAGTTGCAGGAGATTGGTGCTCAGCATGGCATGGCGGTCGATGTTGGCGTTCTGGATGCGTTCAAGTCTGCCATTGATCAGCAGGCCGAAATGGTCAAGGCGGCGGGTGGATGGGTTGCGAGTCTTTCTGCCTCAGTGCGACCCTTAGTGACGTACTGGATTTTGCTCTTGTGGTCGTTTGTCCATGTATGGTTTGCGTGGAATGCTTGGCTGTCTGGCGCTGCGCCCGTTGATGTGTTTAAGACCATGATGACAGCAGACTTTGCAGCACTTGTTGCAGGCACCATAAATTACTGGTTCCTTGATCGCACTTTGAAGCAGCGGGGGCTTGCGTGAACCTTGACGTAGCCGTTGCGCTGTGCAAGCAGTTTGAAGGCTTACATCGTGTAGGCAGCGACGGGCTAATCTACCCGTACATCTGCCCTGCTGGCTATCCTACGATTGGTTGGGGGACGGTATATAAACCCGATGGCTCCAAGGTCACAATGGAGCACCAACCTATCACGCGGGAAATTGCAGACCTTTGGCTTATGGACGAACTCCAGCGCGTCTGTGCCTCAGCCGTGACACGGCAGTGCCCTGAACTCTTTGCGTGGAGCGTACAGAACGGGCAGTGGCGGCAATTCTGTGCTATCGCTGACTTCACGTACAACCTTGGGTCCGGTAGACTGCAGACCTCCACCCTGAGGCGCAAGCTACGTGCGCTGGACTGGGAAGGTGCCAAGGAACAGTTGGCCCTGTGGGTGCGCGGTGGCGGGCGTGTACTGCCCGGTCTGGTCAAGCGTAGAGCCGCAGAGGCGGCGCTGCTGGGGTAAACATGCCGCTCAAGAAGATCACGCTCAAACCCGGTGTCAACCGAGAGGGAACCCGCTATTCAACTGAGGGCGGCTGGTTTTCCTGCGACAAGATTCGTTTCCGCTCAGGTCAGCCTGAAAAGATTGGTGGATGGCGGCAGGTTATTAACAATCAATTCCTGGGCGTCTGCCGTTCATTGTGGGCCTGGGCTGCGCTTGACGGTACTAGATATGTTGGGCTTGGTACTAATCTTAAGTACTACATTGCACTTGCCGGTGGCGGCGTATACAACGACGTTACTCCGATCCGGGCAGTAACTGCTCCTGGAGATGTGTCGTTTTCTGTGACGGTAGGCTCAAACATCATGACCGTGACAGATGCAAATCACGGTTGCATAACAGGAGATTTTGTTACTTTTAGCGGGGCCACAGGCTTTGGTGGCAACGTCACTGCCGCAGTTATTGACCAAGAGTATCAAGTAACAATCATTGACGCAAATACGTACACAGTCACCCTTCCTGTGGTGGCAAATGTGTACGACGACATTTACTTGGACCTTGACTTTGTAACTCCCGACTATGAAATTTGGGAGACCGCAGAAACAGCGGTAGCCACGTACCAGATCAATGTTGGAGACGCTATTCAAGTCACATTGACAGGGTGGGGTGCTGGCGGGTGGGGGCTTGGCGGCTGGGGTGTTGGCACAACAGGTGCAGCGCTGACAAACATTCGCATCTGGAACCACGACAACTTTGGTGAAGACCTGATCTTTGGCCCGATTGATGGGCCGATGTACTACTGGGACCAGACCGCTGGACTAACCGCTCGTGGCGTTCCGCTTACTTCTCTGTCTGGGGCGTCGGACGTTCCAACGGTGCAGCATCTTTTGTCAATATCTGACACTTCTAGGTTTGTGCTGGCGTTTGGCTGCAACGACTACGGATCGTCCGCACAGGACACCATGCTCATCCGCTGGTCGGACCAAGAGAGCGCGGTGAATTGGACTCCTTCTGCCACAAACCAAGCTGGCAGTGTTCGCGTGTCTCACGGCTCAAGAATTGAAGCAGTTGCACAAGTTCGCCAAGAGTTTTTGGTCTGGACTGATACCGCCTTGTACTCACTGCAGTACCTCGGCCCGCCGATTGTCTGGGGCACGCAGATTCTTTCAGACAACACATCCATCGTCAGCGATAGGGCGTGGGCCACTGCCGCAGGCGTTACTTACTGGATGGGTAACGGCAAGTTCTACCGTTACGACGGTCGGGTTGAAACGCTAGTCTGTGACTTGAGACAGTATGTCTTTAACGACTTAAACATCAACCAGTCACAGCAAATTTTTGCATCGACCAACGAGCAGTTCAATGAGATCTGGTGGTTCTATTGCTCTGCAAACGCTACGGCTGTAGACCGTTACGTCATCTACAACTACATCGAGAAGGCTTGGTACTACGGTAACCTGGGCCGCACGGCGTGGATTGATACAACGGTATCCAGCGATGTGCCGATGGCTGCAGACTACAACAGCCGCCTGCTTTTCCAAGAAACCGGCATTGATGACAACGCCACGGTCACGACACTTCCGATTGAAGCGTTCATCACTTCGTCAGAGTTTGACATTGATGACGGACACAACTTAGGGTTCGTTTGGCGGGTTATTCCTGACGTTAACTTTACGGGGTCCACGGCTG